TCACAACTTTGCTACGGCAAAGGTTAGAATTATACTTTAAAAATATTAAAATAGCTTCTTTCTCGTTGTCAACCTGTAACATCCGCATGTAAACTTTTTTGTATATTTTGTTCTTAACAATCAATGAAAACACAGCCACATTGTTAAGTTTTTTATTGTGTATAATGGAACAAAACGAGCTAAACTTAATTAGCTCTGCTTCTACCTCTTCTTCAATTAAAGAGTCAAGTGGGTTTTCTAAAACTGCGGATTCTAATGCACCAATTACTCCAGACATTATTGATTCTCCACTGGGGTTAATTGTTTAACAAATTCCATAAATGTATCTGTAATTTTACCACCAGCGGCATACTCGTGACCACCACCTTCGCATAGCTTAATAGCAAGCTTTGACATATCTATACTACATTCTTTTTTCTTTCTAAAAGATACATGTGAGTTATTAGTATTAACGAAAAATACAATATCTGAATCATATTCTTTAATTAAATGGTCGCAAATATCATTAACATACTTTGTACCGGTTGTACCTGTAACCTTAACATTTTGCTTACTAATATTCACGTTACCTGAAAACACCTGTAAGTTCTTTATAGTGTTATCTCTACCATTAATATATTCTTTAATGATATTAAGCTCTTGTTTATTAAAACCACTAAAACCGTTATAAAAACGTTCAACAAATTTATCAGTACGGGTTTTGTCTAAGGTTTTTTGTGTGTTGGTTAATAAGCAATTTAAATTATAAGATTCGTTTATTTTAAATTGATAGCTGTCGTAATCATCCGCTAACGCAATTAAAAGCTTTTGCTCTGTAGAAAGTTTCTTTTCAAAACCAGGGTAACTTGTCTTAAGATATTTATATAGTTTTTTAGCACAAGAAGTTTCTTCAACCACATTAACAGTCGCGTTCTTATAAACATCTTTTGCGTTTACGTGCGTTAGATGATGGTCAATAATCTCTACATTAGCTTTGTCAATAAGATCTGCACAATTACTTGTATCAAGATCTAAAAAGTAAACTTTATCGTAGTTACTGAAATTATCTTCTTCTAACCACCGTAATATTTCTCTTCTTAAATTACTGACTGTGGTAGCTTTGTATTTTAGGTCGCCAATATTTGCATTAAGACCCCAATGTAGTGCCAATAAACTCACGGAGCCATCTAAATCGATGTCTGTAAAAATGTATATGTTCTTGGCACTCATAAGACTTATTTAACTTACTTGGCCATATTTTCAAGCTTTCTTTCCAAGCTTGACATAACATCAGAATCGCTGTTATTATTGGCAAGTCCTATATAGTCTTTTTCTTCAGAAAGCGAAAGAGTATTATAATCTATTCTCATAGCTGTTGCTCCGTGTTTAGGTCCTACACGATTTTTAATACCACCTACTTTTATAATGCCTAAATCCTGATCACCTTCATCTTGATGAATAGACCAAACAACGTCTGCTGTAAACGCTACACCTAAAGATTCGCTTACGGTATCCAGACTTGGTTTCTCCATACCTTCACGGTTAGTTTGAATTGCACTTACTATAGGAATACTAAAGAAATATGAAAGAGCTCTTAATTCTTCTGCAGTATTTTTACCTTGTTCATAAGAGTTATCACCGCTACTCGCCTTTATCAGTCCAAGATAGTCTATAACGAGTATATCCGGTTTTATCCCGGTCTTTACTAAAGACTCAAGATAGGCTCTAATACCACCTATAGTAATGGATTTCGGTGGGAACTCCTTAATGATAAGCTTTTGCTTACGTTGTACTGATACTTCTTGAAAATATGTTTCTAATGGTTTTATCTGTTGCTGGATATCTTTAATAGGTATTTTTGATAGATGTGAACTAATGCGTTTAGCATACATCATTTCAGGCATTTCTAATGAAATAAGAACGGTAGTTAAACCACGTTCTGCCATATTAGAAGCTATATTACCTAAAAAGATAGATTTACCAATATTAGTTGGTCCCAGGAATAGATAAAGAGCTCTACCTCTTTTAGCTAAACCACCACCAATTTTATCGTCGATGAAGTTCCAACCTGTAGGTATAGTTTCATTAGGCGTACCAAGCTCATCAATAATTTTTTGATATTGACCGTAAAAATCTAAACCAATGTCGTTAATAAGCGTTACATTACACGCCTTTTCAAACATCTTTAAGAACTTACCATAATCAGCTTTATCATTCGTTACATCATCTACTATCTTCAGTACCGTATTATAAACGTTCTTTTCTTTAAAAAACGTCTCAGTATTAGCAATAAGCTCATCCATATTAAGAGTGGTATCATATTGCTTGTAGGTAGTAACTGTATCTTTAAATAGTTTTAGATCTTCTTCTTTACTGAGATAGGTTTTAATCTCGGTAATAGTAGGTAGTGCTTTACGCTTATTGTAAAAGTCTTTGACAATACTCACTACAAGTTTATTACCAGCGTTTTTAAAGTTCTCCGGTGATAAATGGTCTAATACTAAAGATACATAGTAAGAGTTAAATAAACATTGATGTGCAACAATGTTTTCAAAATATTCTGCGTTTACTTGAAGTTTATTCTTCACTTTATTATTATAATATATAAAATAAAAAAAGCTAAGGTTTCCCTTAGCTTTTTTGTTTATTCTGATGATTCAGTTTTTTCTACCGGCTCTGAATCAGGTATCTGATCGAGAGCCCCACCATATCGAACCTTTTCTTTTAAGGTCTCTTCTAATAGAGGTATAACTTTAGTATCCCAAAACTCAGTGTCATTTTCCCAAGTCTTTCTATAACCGATCTTTTCTCCATTGAACTGAAACGTAGAACCAGTTTGCTGAATTACTCCAAACGCAATAGCCATGTCAGCTAAACCTGCATAACGACTTAACCCGGTACGGAAGTTGTTATAAAGCTCAGCTTTTAAGAAAGGAGGTGCAAAACGGTTCTTTACTGTCATTGCTGACAGAGTAACACCGCTTACGTTGTGAGCTACTGCTATTGCTTCTTCTCCTTCGTTTTTGTCAATCTTTTCGTTTCGAGTCGCAAGCTGAACCAACAAAGAAGCAAGATAAATAGGGCCAGAGCCACCGGATTGGCGCTTAACCAATTCAGGATAGAGTGAAGTAGGGTTGTCATAAATGTGATTAGTAAACAGAATAGGCACACGAGCTTTAGCTGCCTTAAAGGTTAAAGCACGCATCATAGACTTCATTGCTTTAGCCTTAGTACCCATATCTGCTGCATCCTTACCTTCTGTAACGTCACGAAGCTCTTTAGCACTTGCTAAGTTACCGAGACTATCAATAGCAATAATAACCTTTAAGTTAGGGTCATTAGCTGCAATAATCTTGTCTAAGAATGTAGCGATTTGGTTACGACAATCTTCTACTGTTTCTACTGGATAGTACTTTAAGCGCTTAGGATCAACACCAACGCCTTCAGCAGATTGCCTATCTACTGCTGCTTCTGTATCCCATACTGCAGCAAAGTAGCCTTTCTTTTGAGCGTTCGCAATGATCTTATTAACAATAAGCGTCTTACCCGCTCCGGAAGGACCGGAAAAACCAGTAACCCTACCAACAGGAATACCCTTGTAAAGAGATCCAGAAAAGATAGCATTAAGTGCATAAGAGCCGGTATCAATCCAGTCACCTACAATAGATAAAGAATTATCTTCAGAGAGCATCGATGCATCTGTATTCAATGCATCGACCGCCTCAAAAATGTCTTTTAATGACGAAGCCTTAGTTTCAGTAGTCTTAGACTCCGCAGTTGTTTGTTTACGTGCCATATTTTGTATTAGCTATTATCGTCTGCGTCAAATAGCTTAATAGTTGGAGCAGGTTCGTTTTTAGTAATCTTAAACATCTCTACATACTGTGCTGTAAGATTTGCTTCAAGGTTTAAATTACCTGCTAAAACGATCTGGGATTTACTGTATGTCCAGGTTGGGAATACGTCACGATCTGCAAAAAATTCTCTAAACATTAAAGGATAGAGTTGTACTTGTAGTTTTTTATCTTGAGAAGGTGTAACATTCAAGATTGCAGGTTTACTAACAACGATACTATTTTTATCATCGCTTACGTATGTAGCAACAATAGTGCGTTGTATGTTATCAAGGAATACAATGATTTGATCTGGGTTCATATAGTTATATTAATATAGTTTTTATTATAATCAAGTTTATTGACGAGGAAATTTAAAGTACGGGAACTTTATGTTGATAAGATTTTGATCAAGTAATTTTTTATTTGATGCGCGAGTAGGAACAATATCCCAACCACCACGACGAGCATAGAAACAAGTCACCATAAGCTCTTCTGGTTGTAACAAGTCCCATAAACGTTTATAAGCAGCTTCACATATTTCTTCATGGAAATGACATTCATTACGGAATGATACGATCCACTCTAATAAGGATTGTTCTGTTACTTCTTTATCACCTTTATAATAAATAAAGATATCACCAGAATCTGGCTGCTTAGTAATCTTACAGTTAGAACGTAATAAAGTACTCATATAGAAATGAGGTTTAGACACTTCAGCGTCGTTTGCAACTAAAAGATCAGCATTCTCGTTAAACACTGTAAATTTAACCTTTTCAGCACTTTTAATCTTTTCGAGAGCTAACCATGACTGCGGATTATAATCTCCGAGCCAAACATTACGCGCTTCTTCAGTAGTAATATCTATAATTTGTGGAAATAGCTCTACTTTAACATCAGTTTCTAATAATAGAGATAAGTCCTTAGAAGCTGTTTGCTTAATGTTCTTAAGTACTTCTTTAGTATTCTTACCCATCTTTTGCATGTTAAATGAGTTCCAGTAAAGCTTCATTGATTTAGATTCAACAATGAAATCATTAGTAGCAGAATAAATTACCTTAGCTACGCATGTAACTGGTAAACCATTATCTGTTAATGCACTACATTCATAACCGTTCCAAATATCGTAACCTACGAATGGTAAAGAATCGTTCTGTAAACCTAAATAGGTACGATTACGTTGGCGTTCTTCACGCACTAAAATCTCAGGCGTGTAGGTGGTAGGAGAATCAACTCTCTGACCAAGTACTTTGTCAATATTATTAGTATTATAACTCATTGGTAAAATCTTTCTTTATATTATCAATTACAATTTTAGTTCTGTCTTCTAATGATCCCATTACATAAACAAGTTTATCAGCAGGCATTGAATGATGTTTAAGATAAAAATCAAATTGATTTACAACACCATCAAAAAACTCTTTACCTGTACTTCTTTCTCCGTCTTCTTTGATACTAAGTTCAGGTACAACATAAAAAATCTTATCATAAGTCCTTAACATTTCTTCGTATACAACTAAAGCAGCTTGATAAACATCTTTATGTACTTGTCCTTTTTCATAAAAATAAGTTGTATATGCAATCCCATCTAAAGCACCTCTATCTAAGATCCAGTTACCTGGAGTTAAACCATACTCTAAATGACGAGACATTACCAGATATTGAGTTAAAGAGGTACCACCTTCATTAATAGGTACATTAAGATCTTTTAAACCTCTTGTTAAATTAGTTCTAAAACTAAAATGATAATCACTTGTAAGATTAGCATTCTCTTTTAGAGCTTTAACCAAAGTAGTTTTGCCTTGTGAATGAGCACCACAGATTGCAGCTTTATAATTTGATCTCATAAGTTATTTATTTAATAGGCTTTTGCGCATAAAGCCAACCCAATTTTCGATTGCTAATTTATGTAGTCTACCAATATATTCGTTTAAACTGTTAAACTCGTTATAGATATTGTTACTAAAGAACTCTTTTTCGGATATCACTCTACCAGCATCTACTTCTGGTATAACTTCGTGAATAACGTGCCCGTGTAGTTTATAAGGTTTTTCAAAATGTTTATACCATACTTTAGCTTGTGGGTCTTTACCTTTTAGTTCAGGAAACTTAGTTATAAGACCTGGATGTCCGTTGTATATCTTGAACCTACCGCAGATCTGTGGCGGTAATATACGAAGATAGCCGTGAAGGGTAATTATATCAGCGTTCCTTATAGCTTCTCTATATTCTTCTACTGTTGGTTTCTTAGGTAAGAAAATAAAACGATCAAAACACTTTTCTAAGAGATCAGGATTAAT